TAAATGGTTCAGTAACTTTGAGACGACCAAAAGCATCTACTGCTGTTTCACTAAAAGATACAGAAGCACCAGAACTACCAGGACCAACATTGCCGTTTGCGTCGGCAATCATCACAACTTCATATTCATCATTATTATCAGAACCTAATGCTTGGTCTGAACGGTAAAACTTTGCCATTTATCACCCGCCCACAATTTGAACTTCAGTTGCATATACTTTAGATCCACCAGTACCAGAAATAGTAGCATATTTAATACTGTTGTGAAGAATTGCTTCTCCAGTAAAATCTGCATATCCAGAAGAATTTAAAGCAACGGAAATAGAAGTATCAGTTACTGCAGTGACAGCTAAATGTGCAACTCCACTATTATATGCAGCAACAGAACTTCCAGTTAAAGTAACATAATCTCCTACTACAAAAGAATGTGCTGGTGTGCCAACATCTATACGCATATTTAATACAGTGGTGGTTGCTCCCTTTGTTACACTGCTAATTCTTGCTCGTTTTACGCTAGAAACTTTTACAAATAGTTCTGATCCTTCCTGAAGCCATAAACTGCTACCAGTAGCTACAGGGTTACCTCCAGTTTCAATCACACATGAACCTTTTGCAGTATCACTTGTAAATCTAATTATTCCCGATCTTACAATAAATGCAGAGGATTGAGTATCTGTAGTGTCAGTAGTATCTACTGTTGGTAGATGCTGAACAACTTTAATTACCGACATCTAAAATTCTCCAAAATTTTAATTATTCTTCTATATTATTTATTTTAGATTGTTTTATAAACTTTTGTAGTTCTGCTGTAGATCCAAAAAATACAGAATTATTTACAGTAGAAGGTCCTCGTTGAACTTTACCTTCTTCTTCAATATCTTTCATTTTTTTATGAACATCCATTAATTTATCTGCAAGTTCAGAAACATTTTTAATTCCCTGAAATGCTACTTCATATGCTCTTGGATGATCTGTCTGTGAAGCAACATCCATGATACCTTTTATAGCATCTTGACCTTTTTCTATTAGACTATAAAGTTGCTCTCTGCTATGTTCATAATCTTTAAGTATTTCCTCTTCCTTCGTGGATTCAGTAGTAGATTCTGATGGAATTACTTCAATCGAAGTAACTTCAGTATCTTCAATAGGAGTAATATTAAAAGTTTTGTCTAGTTCGTCAAAAGTTGCCATGGGATTAGATTACAGTGATGTCCAAGTTTCATTAAATCCAAAATCATCATCAGGTTCTACTAATAAATCATCAGCAGAATTTATCTGACCATCATCATTTAAATCTTCTAGTGCTTTTGGTGTAGCACTATATCTCACATAACGATCAGCATTTATAGCAGTACCAATATCAACATTGACTTTTTTGATAATACTTGAAGTAGTAACTGGACCATAAACGAAACTTTTGACTGTAAATGTTAAGCTATAAATTATAGTTCTTCTTTTAGTAAAATCACCTTCATAGTCATCTTGAATAGAAACATTATTTAATATAATAGGAATATCTTTGTACTCTTCGGTCTCTGTTAGCATCCTAATATTAATGCTAAAAAATGGTTGGAAGTATGGAAGAATTTGCTCTAATATTTGTACCGCATCTTCATTTGTTTTACTAATAATTGATAACTCAAAATCCATGTTATATGGAACTGGCATATAATGAGAATAAGTTTTCTCAGTTTCTCCAGATTTTGGAGTTCTACATACTTGAACTGGTCCTAGCTTTCTAGATGCATCATATCCAATATTAGTCATCTCAAAAGAAATTCTTGGCAATTGAATTTGAGTAGGTCTTCTTTTGTCCAAGTCCATCTCAGCTTCTACTCTAGCCAAAAACTTTTCTTTAGGTCCATATGAAAATGGAACTTTGATAGTTTGAATGGTAGTGTTGGTTTTGTCTTTTCGTTGAAGTTCTATATTATTGAATAATGTACCAAATCCAATAATTGTTCTTCGTATAGATTCGTTATAAAAATGTTTGCCTAACATCAGAATTCTCCCATATTTGAATATTCACCAAATGGATTTCTTTCAGACCAATTGGTTAGTTTGTTACCTTCATCTTCAAACCACTTATTTTCATTAAAGTCATCATTTTCATTTTCGATAGAACTAAATGTGTTAACTATCCATTCAGCATTGCTTGTTTGACCTATTAAAGTTTCATTATCAATAAAAGTTCCTACTATATCTATAAGCTCAAGTTCCTTATTTGTTGTATCGTATCTAATAACTTTACCTCTTGCACCACTTTTAGCACCAATAACTGTTTCTTGATATTTATATGTTCCTTTCGGAACTAATACTGCTTGTGCAGTTGCTCCTATTCCAGGACCATTGATAACAATACCAGGAACACTATTATAACCAGTACCTGGATGAATAATTTTTATTCCTGTAATTACTCCATTGGAAACAGTTGCAGATGCTTGTGCTCCAGAAGAACCATTTACTGCACCAATTCCTATAGTTGTTCCAGTTGAAGTATATCCAGTTCCTCCAGTAAGAACATTGATTTGCTTAATTCCATCAGTAAGTTTGAATGTAATTGAGAATCCTTCATCTCTTCTAATTTTATCAATTACATCAATTCCAGTCTCAAGTCTTTCACTTGAATCTTCCATTACTTCACATACTAATTGATATGTTGCAATTTGTCCTAATTGTCTAAATGGTTTATTGTGCTCTACAAATTTAATTTGAAATAATTGATTAGTTAATGGGAAATAAATTGCATCACCTTCATTAGGTCTATTACTGGAAATTAAATTAGCAGATGCAGAAATTAAATCTTCCCATCTTCTTTTGGAAATAATGAAAGTTACTTCATCTGCAATTCTAACTCCGAATTTAGTTAATAAAGTTCCTTCTCCAGAAAATCCATCATAATTAGCAACATACATTTCTATCATGTAGTTTTCATCAAATTTGGCAAGAGGATCTTCACCGTATAATCCGTCTTCGGTAGAAAGTTCTCTTGGCAAATAATAAACATCAATACCATAAATTTGTAAAGACTCTATGATTAAATCTTCATATAATCTTTGTTCAGAAGATGTTCCGTAAGAAAAATAAACGTTCTTCATTATCCTACCATATCAAGTGGAGGTAATTCGTATGTACTTAGAAGTTCTTGATATAGTTTTTCTACTTCAGACTCTCCATCATCATACATTTGACGACCATTAAAAGTGACACCTCCTGGCATTTGAATTCCTTCAAATTTAATTAGGTTCTGTCCCCACTGTCTCTTAATAAGAGCCGTTAAATATTTTTTAACCCAAATTTCGTTATATAATTGAGTAAACTCATTTGGATTTAATGCTCTATAACAATCTATTACTATGAAATCGTCTTTGGTTTGCATTCCCCAGTCAAGATCAATATATAATCTATTTTGAACTTTATTATATCTAATATCTTTATTTCCTTCCAGCATGAAATCCAAGGTCTCAAGATACGTCAAAACCATGTAGTAATTCATGATATCATATGAATAGAAATTATAGAAATCGTTCAGAAAGAACTGATATCTAAATCCAAACATATTATTTACGAAAGCATTTGATACCTTGAAAATGCCTTGTACTCCGATTACATGATCAGGAATTGTTAAATATCCTCTTCCTTCATCAAAGTTTAAAATTCTTGAGTTATCGGAATCATTAGTGTCAGTTTTAGTCGTTGTGAAATTCCTTTTCTTTCCATTATCAAGATCTTCCTCGGTGAGTTTGTATTTTAAATACGTTCTCTCCATTCCACCATAAGCTCTCTCATTATATAATTGAATGGTGTCATCAATTAGATCTTCAATTTGATCATCATCTACGTTAACTTCAATCACTGGTTTACCAAGTTTACGAAGACAATATTCTTTTAATTGTAATCTGCTACTTGGTTTTGCCATTATACTGACCTTTTAGATTTTGTTGGTGCTTGAGTTGAATTCTCTTCATCAAAAGATCCGCCATCAGATACGGCAGATTCTTTTTTTGAGTTAGAAATTACATTATTAAGATAAATCACTTTTGCTTCTAACATAATATTTTGAGAAGTCAATTCATTAATTTTTTTTTGCATTACAGAAAGCAAATTATTAACTTCATCTTGATTCATAATTTTCTCCAATTAATTTTTAGTAAGTTCCACCATCAATAGTTGTAGTCCAAACAGGAACGCCAGATCCATTTACGGTAAGAATTTGATTTGATGTAGTAGCATCAGAAGTTCCTGCGGCTGCAGTGCTAGTGACTCTCTTATACGCATCAAAGAATGGAATACCATTTGTAATTCCATCATCTAGTTTTACAGTCTTAAAGTATGCACTACCTCTAGTTCCACTGAATACATTACCAGAATTTGTTGCATCTGGAATATATGTAAAGTAGTAAGTTACTACATCTTCAGAAATACCAGATTCATCATAACCAAAAAATCCAGTCTTTAGACTATCACGATAGTATCTATATTCGATACCACGGTCCATGTTATCGTCTGCACCCTGAGTAAAGATTAGAGCAGTTCCTGAAGCGATTCCTCCAGTTAATGCAGCACTAAGAGTTACTTGAGTTGCACTATTAACTGTAATTGTAGTGTTTGCAGGAATATTTGCATTCCCACTAACAATATCTCCAGTATTTAAACCAGTTGTATTATCTAGTGTTAATGTGGTTGCTCCATTAGAAGCAGAAGCTGTTAAAACTTTTTCACTAATTGCATCACCAAGAGTAAATATTGGATCATTTACAGTCATTACGGTAGAATTTACCGTAGTTGTTGTTCCTGTTACCTTAAAGTTACCCCTGACAACGACATCGCCACCAGCATCTCCACCACCAGGATAAGGATCAAGGGTAATAGTTTGACCATTTGTATCTCCAAAAATTGTTGAACCATTAATTTTTAGATCACCGAAGTCAGTGGTAGTAGCTGCAGTACCAAAATTAACAGTAGTTGCAGCGGCAAATGCGTTTACCGTAGTTGCAGTTGTGTTAGCAAGATTAAATGTAGTAGTAGATACTATAAGATCACCACCATCAATGGTTAAATCTCCATCAACATCAAGGTTGTTATTAATATTTGTAGTACCTGTTGCAGCACCAATCTCTACCGTTGTAGCAGCACCAAAAGCATTAACTGTAGTAGAAGTAGTGTTTAAAAGATTAAAGGTTGTTTGTGAAGTTGTTAAATCATTTCCATCAATATTAAGATCACCACCAATATCTGTATTACCAGTTGAGTCTACTCTAAAGTTACCAGCTGCATTACCAATTACTAATGTTGTAGCTGCCCCAGCAAAGTTTACCGTAGTTGCAGTTGTGTTAGCAAGATTAAATGTAGTAGTAGATGCTATAAGATCACCACCATCAATGGTTAAATCTCCATCAACGTCTAAATTATTATTAATATTTGTGGTTCCTGTAGCCGCACCAATTTCAAGTGTAGTTGCAGCACCAAAAGCATTTACTGTAGTAGCAGTTGAATTTAAAAGATTAAAAGTTACCTGATTTGTTGTTAAATCACCACCTTTGATTTGTAGATCGTTATCAATTACTACATTTGCAGTAGAAAATGTAACTAATTCAGAACCATCTGTAGTTGTAATGTTTAAATATTGATTTGTTCCCTCTTTGATTACAAGAGCACCAGAAGTATTATCTTTAATATTAAAATTAGTAGCAATTTGAGTTACATTAATATCTCCACCCTGTACAGTTAAATCACCAGAAACTGTAAAGTCTGCTGGTGTGGCAATACTTCCAATATATGCAGAACCAGCAACATATAAATCTTCACCAATTCCAACTCCACCTGCAACAGTTAAAGCACCTGTAGTTGTTGATGAAGAAGCAGTAGTATCACTAATACTAATAGCTACTCCATCTGCAAAGTTCCAGTCTGCACCAGTTACCTCTAATCTATCATCAGAAGCTTCATCATATTTAATTTTAGTATCTTTACTAGTTCCAAATGTAAGATATGTATCGTCAGGAACTACAATTTCTCCTGTTCCATTTGGATCTAAATTAATATCTCCATCGGTATTTGTAGATGAAATAGTGTTTCCATCTAATCTGATATTATCAACATTCCATATATTAATTTTACTTGCAGAATCTACGATAACTGCTGAGTTTGCGGTCAAAGTTCCATGACCGTGATCTAGCATATCGGTAAAATATTTACCACCGATAACTTCAATATTGGCAGCAATACCACCAGTTTCTGTGCCAGTACCCAAGAACATCTTACCATAAGATGTTACATTAGCACTTTGAGCATCAGTATAGGTACTAGTACCCCAGGAATATCCTATTTCCCCTTGCCCTAAATTTGGTTGGGAAGTACCAGAAGATCTTTTAATCTTGATAATAGTTGCCATTTGTATGTTCCCTAATGGTTTTAATAGTTACCGCAGTTGATGGTTAGACCATTTCTTTCTATAATATTGGAAGCAACCCATGCACCTAAGGTGGAATCATACTGAAGAAGGGCTCCATTTTGTGCATTTAGCGCATCCACATCACTCATTGAAGAAAGTTTTTGTGCAGCATTTGCTGCAACTGTAATTACTTGAGGTTGATTAGATACTGTTACTCTAGTATTCATTTTGTTACCCCTGGATTGATTGTTACTATACCTTCCAAGACTCTGGTTTTTTTACCAGAAGAGCTAATAACAACTACATCATATAAGTATCTTCCTTGCTCCATTAATGAAGTTTGTGCGGATGATAAATCTAAAATAACAGATCCAGTAGTTCTAACAGATGGAAATGATACTGTGAAATCCACAGATGTACTGCTGTAATAAGATTTCCTTATCTTAGCAGAACCAGTATATCCAGTTAGATTCCAAGGAGAGTTATTATCATCGTAAATAGTGATTTGTGCATTAAAATCAGTTCCTTGGTCAACGTACAAGTTGTGAACAGCTGCCATTTAATTGTATTTATGGAATAATATGTCTCCATAATATTTATAAGAAAACCTATCTTTTCAATTAACTTTCCAGTTGGTAAAATTAACCCAAGTTTGTTGTGTAGTAAAATACAACCTAGCAAAATCTTTTGCTATCTTCCTTGCATCTTCTTCATTTAATGTATCAATATCATTTAAAATTTTTTGTAGCGAAAATGCTTTTGCTAGAGGAAGTTCATTCATAATTTTTTAGTAATTTACTTAATAAATTTTTAATTTCAGACAATTCTGATTCTATATTATCTATTCTACTTGATTGCTGTTGTTTTTTCCTGTACACATTCATATAGGTTTGATATTCAGCGGAGTTATTATTTACAATAGCTCCGCTGTTCAAATCTCTATGAAGATTGGGGTGACCATCTACATTTAATTTACTCATGATTATACTGCCAATGCAATAGCTCTAAAGTTTTTAATAATAGGAACGTTAGCTTGATCAGAACTTAACATTACAATTTTTATTGAAAATTCTTTAAATTCAGATAAGTTTGTAATTTCAAAATCAAATGACTTATAATCAGTAGAATTTATTGAAATTGGATATGATAAAGCAGGCAATTCAAAATAATTCATATTATTGAAAGATCCTAAATTGCTATCTGAATTAATTTTTGCAAAAACTTTAATCTCAGGATAATCTCCAGAAATACCTTGTTTTCTAATAGCATCAAATAAAACTTTAATAGAGGTTGAAGAATTTGTTAAATTTATTTTTTTGCAAATATAACAAGCATTTCTGCCCGAAGTTGGAGTTAATTCTTCTGCAATATCTATAGATCCATCAGAATTAAATTTTTTCTTAATTCTATTTGAAATAGTTGTTACAGAAGATCCAGTAACATCAATTATTGGGCTTACATTATCAGATGCTGTAGATAGATTAAGAATTAAAGAGAAACTTCCATTATATGTTGAAAAATAAGTTCCTGCATTAGCAATTGATAGAACTGCTCTATGATCAATTAATTCTTTAGTAGATCTATTTTGAATTGGTTCTGCACTAATTCGTGTAAATGAACTATTCTGTCCATAAATGCTGTTGCTTCTTACACTGTCAAATGCCATGTTTGCATCACAGGATGACGGGACAATAATATTAACATTTGGATACAATTGTTCAAAAGGAATATTTCTACTTGCATAAACAGCATTTCCGCCACAGATTAATGTTGAATTTGCTCTCTGTTGAACTGAAATTCTGTAAGTATCCAAGTCAACAACTTCACTTATTTGATGAACTGTATTAATTTTATCAAGAGAAATTCCGTTTAAATTATAACATTTTACAACTGCTCCAGATAAATGTGGTGATGCAGTTGTTCCAAATTTTCCTCTTCCATCACTAGGAATTGTAAGAAGATTTCCATTAATTCCAGTATATTGAATAATTTCATTATCAACAACAAAATATCCAGGATTTGAAGTAGAAACCGTAGTGTTATTAATTCTTGTCCATTCTGTAGAATTATTAGTCGATAATATTTCAAATGTTCCTGTTTGAGTTCCTGAACCAATTGAAGTGACTAAAGATGTATCAGGAACTGTAGATATCACACCAGATATTTTAGCATAATTAAAAGTTCCATGCATACCATGATTTGGTTGGAAAACAGTTATAATTGTAGAATTTTCGGTGAATGCTAGCGGATTTGATCTGAGAATAATTTCTGGAATTATAGTATTTGTAAGGACACACTTTCTTGTTACGTTGGTATCAAATTTTGCTCTGTAAATTTTAAATTTAATATCTTCAAATTGATCTTCAGTCCAAGTAACCATATTCTGAGATTTAAATAGAGATCCAATATATGGTTGCTTATCAATAAATTCTCCTGTAGATACGTCTTCTTCAGCTAACCTAGATACCCAAATTTTATAATTTTTTGAAGTAGTTCTTACAATAAAAGCATAATTTGTTTTCTGCTGTAAATATACTGGACTTTGGAATGTAAATTTAGTTGCTAGTCTTGCATCGGCAGAAATTTGTACCTCATTTGCGGAAAGAGTAACTACACTATATGGAACTACAGTCTCAGTAATAGTTCCATTTTCCATAGTTCTTAGTTCAATAGAAACTGGAACAGTATTATCTTTTGTCTGGAAATAAACTTCGATAGAAGAAACAAAAATTCCACCTTCTTCTTCAATAAAAAATGATTGTGCAATAGGATCTCTATTTGGAGGATTCCACCATGGATTAGTTGCAGTTAAAGTTCTAGTTTGAGTAGGTAATGGTGTGCTAGTAATATCTGCAGATGATACTGACAGAACATTACTGGTAAGTTCTATTTGAGTTCCTTGTGTTGAGTATGTAGTTGTTGCACTAGAATTTGAGATTCCTTCAATATTAGTTTCAGTAGTATCATTTAATGTAAATTTAATATCTCCAGTTTCATATGTAGAAGCAGGAAGAATAATAAATGCATTAATAATTCCTGTCGCAGATGATTTTAGTCGAGGAGTGGTTAATTGCAATCTACCAGTTGCCTGTGATGTTTGACCAACAATAATAATGTCGGATCCAATACTTGTGGGATTTAATTGACTTCCATCAGAAGTTTGTATATTACTTAAACTTAAGAATGTTGAAGTTGTACCATAAATTCCAAATGGAGATTCTCCTACTTCTGCTGTAATAAATGGTGCAGTAGCTCCAAATGTAGCAAAAGAATATAATCTAACAGTTTCACCAACAACAAACGTACCAGATCTTTCAAGTAATCCAGTTATATCTTTTGGATATATGATTGAATCTGCTTGGATTCCATCTGCATAGAAATAGAAGAAAGTATCTGGCTTCATTTTTTCTGCAATGAAGTCAATAACTCTAGATCTTGCAAATGTAATATTTGTCATTCCATTGAATGTATCACCTAATTCAATGTCTTGAGTTGTTGGAGTAAATGTGTTTCTTCTTCCATCTCTAGACTGTTGTTCTTGAATTAGAGGACCACCGCCCCAGCCCCACCAATTCCACCACCAGCCTCCCCAGCCTCTCCATCCCCAGCCTTGCTGATTAATTGAATTAGTTTCCCACTCACCCCAAACATCTCCAACGCCACCACTAGCATCTAATAGTGCTCTAAATGGAGTTTCTAAATCTAATTCTTGAGCTTCTCCTTGAATTCGGATGGTATCAAACCATACATCTCTATCTGGGATAACTGTAATTTCTCCAGTCCAATTAACACTTTCAAAAGGCTGTAGATTTTCTACTCTACTTGCATAATCTTGAATAGCATATAAAGTTTCTGTAAATGGTAAAGTTACTGTAGTACCTACTTTAATTGTATTAGACAAATCTTCATCATAATCTAAATTAATATTATTAATATATGGATATGGTCTCATTTGACCTTTCTCAATATCAATAGATGCAGAATAACTTGGGTTATTCATATCTGCAAAATTTAATGATTTAAAATTATCTGCAACAAATCCATTTTTAAATCTATTGTTACCATCAGCATCGGTAACATTTAAAGTATTAGTATTTACTTCAAGTAGGTTTAATGATGTAGTTTCTTCCAGAGTTCTAATTCTAGATTCTAATCTAGAAATATCCTTCATTGTGTATCTTGGGTTATTTTCAAATTTAACCTTTACATCATATACATTTTTCATATATGGAGGAATACTAATAGTAGATAATAATAAATTATCGGATACTTCATTTGGTTCTGTTGGACTCAATGAATCTGCACCCTTAATTGCAGTTAATGAACCATTTTCATCAAGGTAAAGTTTATCTATTCTACCAAGATAGGAATCATAATCTAAACTAACAATATCTCCAGGATATGAGAATGAAGTTACTACTCTTGGAATAGAATAATAATCAAGTGAAGATACAGTCTCTGTATATGGAGACTCTAAAGTTCCTCCAGTGGTTGCTCCAGTTTGAACTTCATTACGAAAATCAATAATATCAGTATATGGATATCCATCTGAAGTTAAAGTTATATTTTCATAATTAACTTCATTTGTATTATATGAATTTACTGTATAAAAATCATTTGTATTACTAAAATGTTCATAATAATCAAAAATTACAATAAACTCATTTACTGGGGTTGGGCTGTTTGCATTTCGTACTAACTTAGATACATTATACGATTCCGTACTATCGTTTTTAACTAAATGATAATTATTCGTAATATCTCTATATTTTCCACGTACAGATGTAATGACGTATCTCCCAGTAATATTTCTATTGGTAGATACAATAAATTGAATAGCTAAATTAGATCCTACTGGGAATTTCTTGTTTTCATCTGAATACTTTACATATAAAGTAAAATTATTTCTAGAAATAATTTTA